CGGCCTCAGTAGTGACGGGATTATCGGCTACAGCCCGATTACGCTCATGGCCGAATCGATCGGACTTGCCATGGGCTCGGAGGCGTACCGGGCGTATCTGTACCGCAACGGTGCGAATCTGAGCGGGTTCCTCAAGGTCGCTGAGGCTCTGGATGAGGAAGAAGCGAAGGATCTTCTTCGAAAATTCAAGGAAACACACGCCGCGCTGGAAAACACCGGCGCCGTGGCTCTGTTCGACGCCAACATGAGTTGGGAAGCGATGGGCATGACTGCTCAGGACGCCCAAGTGCTTGAGTCAAGCAAATTTCAGGCATCCGATATCTACGGCTGTTTCGGCGTACCGCCGCACATGGTCGGTGATACTGAGCGCTCAACGAGTTGGGGAACTGGAATTGAATCTCAAACGATTGGATTCTACACGTTCACGCTCCTGCCTCGAATGAAGCGCCACGAGCAGCGGTACAACCATACTCTGCTCACACCTGCGGAGCGCGAGAAATTCTTCGTCGAATACAACATCGCCGGCCTGATCCGCGGCGACATGAAGAGCCGGTACATGTCCTACGCGATTGGCCGGCAGTGGGGCTGGCTCTGCGTGAATGACGTGCGCCGCCTGGAAAATATGAACTCAATCGGGCCAGCAGGCGACGTCTACCTGCAGCCCATGAATATGGTACCCGCTGGCACGCAGGACGAACGGCAACTTGCCGAAGACGCCGAGAAGTTGTACGACCAAATCACGAGCCCGCCTCGGGGATTCTTGGCGCCCAACCGGGTCAACGGTCAAGACGAATCTTAACCGTCCCCTTGAAAGGAGCACCCCATGAGAAATAACAAGCCCGGAGTGTATCAAGCCCCCGACGGCCCGCCTGACTTGCGATCTCTGATGAGCCTCGGAGCATTCCGCAAGGCGCTCCAGGACGGGCACGCGCCCGAGCCTGGCCGGGTGTTGCTGCGCAAGCAATTCGCGGTGGAAGTGAAGCAATCAGAAGAGGATCCGAAACTCTACGAATTCACGATTTCAACGAATTCCATTGATCGTGATGATGACAGGATTTCCGTAGAGGGCTGGGATTTCAAGAACTTTTTGCGCAACCCGGTCATGCTCTGGGTTCACGACTATCGAGGGCTGCCGATCGGACGAGCGAAGGATCTCTTCGCGGCCGATGGGAAGATGAAGTCCATCGTTGAATTCACACCGGAGCTGCTCTACCCGTTCGGCGATCAGGTACGCCGGTTCTACGAGGCCGGATTCCTGAATGCTGTTTCCGTCGGCTTCCTGCCACGGAAATGGGCGTTTGTTGACAACGACGAACGCAAGTATGGAATCGATTTTGAGGAACAGGAGCTGCTCGAATTCTCTGGTGTCCCGGTCCCGTCGAATCCTGACGCGCTCATGGAACGCGACCTCGATGAGGGCAAATCGGCCGAACAAATCGAAGCCGAGATTGCCGCGATTGAGGACGATGAACCAGACGGTGACCAGAGGGCAAGGGATTACGCGGACGAACTATCCAGGGCAGTCATCCCGCCCTGGATTCTCGTGCAGCGCCGTCAACTCCAACTGCTGCGATTTACAAACTGACCCCGCACGCGGGGAAAACCCAAGGAGGTAATCCTATGAAGCGATTGACTATCCTCCGCACAAAGCGGGGGAAACTGATCGACGAAATGGACGCCCTGCTCATCAAGGCGTCCGCCGAAAAACGCGACCTGACGGAAGAGGAACAGGCCGCTTACAAGGCCAAAGCGGAGGAGATCTCCGCTTTGGCTCCACAAATCACCCGAGAGGAAGAGTTGATGGAGCTCAAGGCGGCTTCCGCCATTCCGGTCCCGGATCAGGAAGCGCCCGTCACCCGTTCTCCTCGCATCGAAGTCAACCCGGCTGGCACAGGAACAGTGCAACGAGAACCCGGTATTGCCGTCGGCCTGATTGTCATGTCCATCGCCGCCGGAAAGCGCGATTTGCGCCGGGCTGCGCATTTTGCGGAAACCCGCCTGATGGATACGGAGATCGCGAAAGCTCTAGCCGCAAGCGATGCGGAAGCCGGCGGCTTCATCGTTCCAGCAAACTTCCGCGCCGAACTAATTGAGTACCTACGGCCGCTATCGGCCGTTCGCTCGCTCAATCCCACCGTGATTCCGCTGACCAACGGAACCGCCAGCATCCCGAAAGTCACCGGCGGCGCCACCGCTGCTTATCTCGGCGAGAACAAGAACATCAGCAAAACCGAGGAAACGTTCGGCCTGCTCAAATTGACAGAGCGCAAACTCGCCGCTTTGGTGCCGATCTCGAACGATCTTGTCCGCCATGCTGCTTTCAGCGCCGCGGGGATTGTTCGCGACGATCTGGCCGCCGCCCTCGCTCAGAAGAGCGATCTCGAATTCATCCGCGGCGACGGTACCGGTGCGGGACCCAAGGGCCTTCGCTACTGGTGCCCGGCCGCCAACCGCCTCACTGTGAATGCGACGGTCAACCTGGCCAATGTGACCGTCGATCTGGGCCGCCTCATCCTGGCTCTCGAAAACTCCGATGTGCGGATGATTCGGCCCGGCTGGATCATGGCTCCGCGTACCAAGAATTACCTGATGACAGTACGGGATGGAAACGGTAATTTCGCGTTTCGTTCCGAAATGCTCGTCGGTCGGCTCTGGGGCTACCCGTTTGGGGTGACCACTCAAATTCCGATCAACCTGGCCGTCACTGGCACCGCTGAATCGGAAGTCTATTTCGCTGATTTCGCCGACGTCATTATCGGCGAAGACGGGACGCTCGAGATCGACGTATCGGACGTCGCGGCTTACCACGATGGGTCGAATGTGGTCGCCGCCTTCTCGCAGGATCAGACCGTGATCCGCGCGATTGACCGGCATGATTTCGGGATGCGCCACGACGCAAGCGTGGCGGTCCTGACCGATGTGGACTGGACCTAGCCGCAGGCTGGTAAACATTTGAGGCTGGGGTCGTGAATGCGGCCCCACTCAACCAAGGAAAAGGAGACACGATATGACAAGTCTTGGAAGAGATTTGAAGGCCCACACGCGGGCCGACTATGCCATGGATGTGACCGCCATTGTGGCTGGTTCTCCTGGCTCGGGCGATGCCGCCGCTATTACCGGCGAAACCATCGACCTGCAAGGCAAAGCGAAGGCCGAATCAGTGGTCTTTGAAATCCCGTGTTACGCGGATCTCGACAACGCCGAGACGCTGACCGTGACGGGATACATCGAATACTCTGCCGCCGGAGTCACATTTACCGCACTGGCCACGGCTGCCACGTTGCTGACCCTGACCGGTGACAGCGTGAGCGGGGGATCCGAAGAAACCGGCGTTGCCCGTATCGGCGCTGATCTGAACCTGTTGGATCGGTACATCCGCGTCATCATCACGCCCGATCTGTCCGCGGACGACACGGACACGGCCAATATTGGCGCCGGCGTCGCCGTCTTTGGCGGGTTGCAGGAGGCACCGCAGACGAGCTAGGAGCCTGACTCATGATGATTGTTCGTTTTAGACAACGCTACGGACCATATTCAGGCGGGGAGCGCGCCGGGTTTTCCGACGAGGAAGCCCGGCGCCTGCTCGCCGATGGGTTTGCCGAATCCGAGACTCCGCTCCTGAGACCGGAGCGGATTCGAAGATCCGAACCGGTTGTGAAGCCCGTCCAGGTCATGAGATCCGAACCGGTAGCGCAGCCCGAACGGGTTCTTAGATCCGAACCGGTTGTGAAGCCGGAACCGATCATCGCTCAGACCAAGGGTATCGGTATCACTGTCCATGGGGGCACATGCCCACATTGCAAGCGCACTTATGTGCGGCTCGCCCAACATATCGCCAAACGGCATCCTGGCCTAACTGGATGAAACCACTAGTCACGGCGATCATGCCTACGACGGCCGCACGCCGGCGGTTTATTCCGGGTGCGGCCGCGTGTTTTCTGGCTCAGAGCTATGAGTCAAAGGAATTGATCATCGTCGGGGAACCGGAGGATGGAGTCTCTGACCTCCTTCCCCGGTCCCCGCAGATCAAATTCATCAAAGCCTCGGGGTTGATCGGGCACAAGCGCAATGTCGCCTGCACGTTTGCCGCAGGCGACCTCATCGCGCACTGGGACGATGACGATTGGAGTGCGCCGGAACGCCTCGCGGTGCAAGCGGAGACATTAGCGCTGGCACCCGACGCGGTTTTAACTGGTTTTCGCTCGCTGCTGTTCTACGACGAGCGAGATGGCGCGGTCTGGAAATATCGAGGCCGGATCGGCTACGCGCCCGGAACCACTTTCTGTTACCGGCGCGAGTTCTGGACCGCGCACAATTTCAGGGACGTGCAGGTTCAGGAAGATAATTTTTTCCTGGATTGCGCCCGGTCACAGTTGGCGATCCGGGAACGGTCAGATCTGATGGTAGCCCTGATCCACGATGGCAGCACCGCCCCGAAGCTGGGATCTGTTCAATGGAGCCCGCAGCCGCTTGACGCTTTGCCCGGCAGATTTCCCCTCGAAGGGAGGGACAAGCAATGAAACGATTTCTTTTGACAATTTGGCTCGCGGCATTCTTGCCCTTCTTGGGCGCCGCTGATAATCCGCGCCCGAGCCAGCAGAATCAGATTTCAAACCGCTACGAGACCACCAGGACAACCAATTTGATCGGCGCGGCGGAGACCGTGACGATTCAATCATCGGCCACCGCTGACAAGATCCACCCACTGCGAGTCGCAATCTATTGTTCGGTGGATTGCGTGGTGGAGATGGAGCGCAACGGTACGGCAGCCACCACTACCGCTGAGACGGTTATCGAGCGCAATCCGCAGGGACCGGCTGCCACGGCGAGCGTTTTCTATTCGAGCAACGTCGGCAATACAACGGGTATACTTTGGCCGATTCCAGCCGGCGGATGGCTCGTGATGGATCTGAGTGACATATACCTTCTCCGGGCTTCGACCGCCGAAAACATCACGTTCCGCACGGACGCGATTACCGGCACCGTGACGATCAACCCCA